ACAGTTGATGTTGAGGCTATAAAAGCAGAGCTTATGGAATCAATAAAAGCTGAACTATCTGCAAAAGATATGCAGCTAGAAGAATTAAAAAAGGAGTTGGATAAAGCAAATGCATCCAGAAAACCATTAGAAGCAAAAGAGGATGTTGAAAATCCTGAAGCTAACACTAAAAAGGTTGATGAGTTAGGTGCTGCAATCCTTAATATTTTAAAATCATCATATAAATAATTTAAAAAATGGCAAATTTTATTACGCAATCAATTTCGTCTACTTATGCTGGACAGGAATTTACAGAAATCCTATTCGCACCTCAAGAGGGTAGCTCGGATTTATCAGGAATTAGAATTATTCCTAATATTAAGGTTAAGGCTAATATGTACCTTAACAGTTCACTTACAAAGATTGTAAGAAAATATACTACTTGTGGTTTTTCTGCTACTGGTGGAGTGACCTCAGTATCTGATAGAACGCTAGAAGTATCAAGATTAAAAGTTAACCTTGAGGAGTGTGGAGATGCGTTTTTTGGAACTATATTTGAAGAGTTTTACGGTAGCGGAACTGCTATTGATGATCTAACTGATACAGTAGTTGGTGAGGTTGCTAGGAGAAGAGTTGCAGAAGCAATAGCTGATGATAATGGACGCATGGCTTGGTTTGCTGCATCTACTGCTGCAAGTGCTGATTACAACCAGTTTGACGGTTTTGTTCAGTTATTTGTTGCTGGGTCAGCTAGTTTAGGTCAATATGTAGAAATGACTTCAATTGCAAATGTTGAAGATACAAACGGTGACTTAGTCGCTGACGGTGCTTACACTTTGCTTAAAAATGCATATGAAAACCAGTCTAAAGTACTTAGACAAATGCCTAATGCATCTAAAAGTTTTAAAGTTACTTCTACTATTATTGATAACTTAATGACTACTTATGAGCAATTAGGTACTGGTAATGCTCTAGGTCTTACATTGTTACAAGACGGGCAATCTCTGACTTTTAGAGGTATACCAGTTATAGAAGTTACTGGATGGGATACACAGCTAGCTGATGCAGCCAACCCAAATTCTCAAAGTTTAGGTATTGACATAGGAAAAAATATGGTTGTTTACACAGTAGATGATAACCTAGTAATAGGTACTGATGTTGCTGATGCTGGTGCACAATTGAAATTTAGAAGTAATGACGATGATGATGAGTTATTGAAAATTATTGCTAAATATAAAATGGGTGCACAATTTGTATTTGGTGAGTTAATTTCTTTCTACTTCTAAGAATTAAAACCCCTCTTTATGGGGGGTATTTTTTAACTAAATAAATTTTATAAAGATGTCAGAAATTACAACAGATATTTTAATAAGCTGTAACGATGAAAACCGTAGAGGCGGTATAAAAAGAGTATTCGTTATAAATAAAGATGATGTAACTAGTTTCACAGCTTCTACCGACAATCATTCTTACACAGCAGTTACTTTAAGCACTACTGATGATAAGTTTTTTGAGATTGAGGGTGAATTAGAAACTAAGTTATATAGCTCAGAGGGTTCTCGTGAAAATGGTTCTATTTCTTATGAAAACTCTTTAGAAGTTTTTGCTCCAAAAATGGAGAAAGTAAAAGCTGCTGCAATTAACTCTTATGTTGAGTCATGCGGTCTAATAGTTATTTTTGAAACCTACAATAAAGAAACAGATGATAATAAAGCATTTGTTCTTGGTTTTGATGAAATAATGGGAAAAGATGCCTCAGTAGATGCTATTGCTAATGAAGTTTTAGAAGCTGAATTGCAAGGTCAAAATGGTTATACAGTAACTTTTGCTGGCAAACAAGCGCAGTTAGTAAGAGAATTTGTTGGTACAATTACTACTAATAGCTCTGGTACTGTGAGTTTTGGCTCGTAATAATACTTATGTTGGACAGTTGCTAGGCAACAATTTTGAAGGGGAGCAACTATTGCTCTCCTTTTTTTATAAATAGTGAATAACAATAATTTTATTATATTTATATTATGAGCAAATATGTTATTAATGAAGAGTTTTTAGGCAAGAAAATTATGGGTGCAGTGGGTATTATTAATCTGACTGAGAAAACAAGCCAAAAGGATTTAAAAAAACTATACAACGCTGGTTTTAAGGATGTTGTTAAAATAGAAAAGGTCAAAGATGAGCCAAAAGAAGATAAGTAGTATTAAGGCTAGTACAGTTAAAAGTGACCCTATTACTACTCCAATCGTAAGAAAGGAAAAGGAGCCAAATATTGATATTGAGCAGAAATGGGTTCCATTCTTTCAGGATAGCAATAATATTTATGTAAATGACCTAGCAAAAAGAGCTAGACGCTCTAGTACTCATGGCAGTATTATAAATCAAAAAATTACATTTATAAAAGGTAAAGAATTTACTTTCAAGCAAAATGGTGAAAATGTTAGTTATTCAGACCTACCAATAGATTTTCAAGAATGGTGCAAAGAAGTTAATCCAGAAGGTGAGAGCTTGTATGATGTGTTTTGTGATTTAATACAAAGTTATGTTATAACAGGCAATGCTTATCCACATATTGTAAAAAGTGGTGATTTTACAGCACTATATTGCTATGATGCTACGACGGTAAGAAAAGGTAAAAGAAAAGATATTGCATATTTATCTAACTTTTGGAGAGATATTGAATTAAGCACTACTCCCTCTATGCAATATCCTGTAAATGAATTAGAATTTTATAATAATACTAATCAGCAAGAGTTTTTAATTCATGTAATGCGTAAATATCCAGAGTTTAACTTTTATGGATTACCAGATTATGTAGGTGCTTTAGACTGGATTGATATTGAATATAGAATGAGCAAGTACAATATTGACAAGTTTGATAATGGATTTTTTCCTAGTGTACTTATTCAGATGTTTGGTGAAGTTCCTGACGGTATGAATGCACAACAATATGTTGAAAAGATAAAAGATAAATTTACAGGTGAGGCTAACAATGACAAATTTTTAGTAGAGCTTTTAGACTCTCCAGAGCAAGCTGCTAGTATAAAGGAATTTGACCGAGAGCGTGACGGTGAATTTATGGAGTTATCTACTTTATGCACAAAGGCTATTATTTCTGCTCACCGTATTACTCCTAGTTTAGCTGGAATCGAGACTGCTGGCAAGTTAGGCAGTAACCAACAGATAAAAGATGAGTATGATAAATTTATGAATAGCGTAGTTATTCCTGATTTTCAGGAGCCATTATTAAAAGTTTTAAATACTATTATTAAAAGAGATACTAAATATAGTGATATTGAAGTGGGTATTTTAAATGTGTCACCTGTTGGAGATAGTGCAAAGGTTGATTTAAATGCTGTTATTACAATTAATGAGGCTAGAAAGATGCTAGGAATGCACATGCTAGAAGATGCTAGAGGTGAGCAGTTTGTTAATGAAAATGCAGTACAAAATATAGATGAAAATATAGATGATGAGATTGAAAATGAAATCAATAACACTTATCAAAATAGTATTTATTCTAAAACCTATGCTGATTATCCCGACAGCGCAGTTAATAATGCTAAAAGGGGTATTAAGCTAAATAAAGAGGTTAATAATAGATGCGCTACTAATGTAGGCAAGCAAAGGGCACAGGATATTTCTAATAGAAGAGGCTTGAGCTTTAGCACTATTAAAAGGACATTTAGCTATTTATCAAGAGCAGAAGAGTATTATGACCCTAGTGACACTAAGGCTTGTGGTACTATCTCATATTTATTGTGGGGAGGTAAGAGTATGAAAAGTTGGGCCGAAAGTAAAATTAAAGAAATCGAAAACAGTTAAATATGGCATACGATACGCAAATAATGAACTCAAGTGAAGTTGCTAGTCAAGCAATTAATGACAATTATTTTGATACTGCTTATTTTGATAAGTACATTTTAACATCACAGCGAAAATATGTAAAGCCTGTTTTAGGGAAAGAATACTATAATGAGCTTTTAACACAAATTTCTGGAGCTAGTTTAACGAGTGATAATACTATAATTGTTAATGCTTTTTTGAAGCCTATGCTAGCTCACTATGTAGTTTATGAGGTTTATTCTAAAATACATACTCAATTGACTAATCAAGGTGCAATGGAAAACAACACTGAGCAATCTAATCAAGCTAGTAATTTTGAGTATTCACAATCTAGAGATTTTTACATTAATAAGGCTGATTTCTGGAAAAAGGATATGATCGAATATATTAAAGAGGCTAAAGATGCTGATAGTACAAAATTTCCTTTATTTGATCATTGTGAGAGCCCAGTACAGGTAAATAAAAAAGGCATTATATTTTATTAAGATATGGCAATATTACATAAAAATATTACAAATGCTGCTGACATACATAATCCTAAATGGTTTAGCAATGCTAATAATGGTGATTACGCTTTTAAGAATGAAAAAGGAGAGCTTGAGAGTATAGATGAGTTATTACTACCAGCCGCATTAAATTTTGTCGATGCTAGTGTTGCTCCTCCTACTAGCAATACTGGTGATATATATATTTTATCAAGTGGTTTAAGTGTTAATGCTGGCTGGGGTAGTGTTAGTTTACAAGACTGGGTTAGATATGACGGTGCTGCATGGAATAGCATTACCCCTCAAAAGAGTAGTTTATGCTATGACAAAACTGCTGATAGCTTAAATGCTTTTGACGGTGCTGCATGGGCTGCAATTGGTGGTGGTGGTGGTGGTAGTAGTAATACAATATACACTGCTGATGATACAGTAAGCGGTAATAGAATAGTAAATCTTAATAGTAATAATTTAGATATTATTGAAGGTAAAACTTCTTTACAAGGTGAAAACACACTATCATCATCTAGTGCTTTTGAGGTTTATGATGGTGACAGCACTCCAAATGAATTAGTATCTGTAAAAAATAACGGTACTTTTAGAGTACAAAATACTTCTCATACCAGTTTATTTTTAGACGGTGCAACAGGTCGTAATTCAATGGGTATGTCAAACTTGACCAACTCAAATGCTTTTATGTCCATTAGAAATGCAAACAATCGACCTAACGCTTTAAGGCTTGAGGATAGCTCGGGAAATTTACAGGTACATTTAGGTATCAGCGCACTTTTTAACCATGATACAAGCGGAAGTAAAAAGCATTTATTATTTGCTCAGAGTGGTAGGGTAAAATTTCAACAATATGCTAGTAGTTCAGTAATTTTAGAGTTTAACAATGTTGGTAGTAGTCACATGCTAGGAGGTTTTGCGATTGGTGGCACTACTCGTGACCCTAGTTCTATATTAGATTTACAAGCTACAAATTTAGGTTTTTTGCCTCCCACAATGACAACCACACAGAGAAATGCAATTAGCTCACCAGCAAGTGGGTTAATTGTTTATAACACTACAACAAATAAATTAAATGTAAGAGGTGCTAGTGCATGGGAGGAGATTACTAGTATATAAAATAAATAAATAATGATTAACAATAAAGAATATTACAAAATTACAGGAGATATTATAGCTGATTTTGGAGTCACTGTTACTAATCCAATTATTAAGATATTTGTTAGTGCGCTAAATGTAGAAAGTACTGGAGAATTACAATGTGAATATAATATTTATTATTCTGAAGATAGTTATTTAAATGGTGCTTATTTTTTCAAAGCTCGTAAAGATGATAAAAGAATAATTAATTTTACATATCCTATTGCAGATGTTCCAGATTGGGGTTATCAAAACTACAAGGAAAATCAAAAAAAAATAATAGCTGATACTTTTGGTTTAGATATATCAAATGTTGAACTAATACAAGAGGATTAATGAGTAAACAAGATGCACTAAATATACTTAGCGAATTAGCATTTAGGGCTGAATTGCCTAAAGGATTAAATGGCAATGATGCTAAGGCATATATTGAACAAATAAATAATGCTATTATTGTTTTACAATCAATTATTGAAAAATCATAAATATAATGGATTTTACAGTAGATAGCTTTATTGAATTTGTTGCATTACTTGCTGGTTTAATTGCTGGGTTTATAAGGTTTAACTTAAAAACTCAAAAAAACACTTTGTTAATTGTGCAGTTAGAAAAGGATGTAGCCGCAATCAAAATGATTGAAAAGGAAAATTATACTAAATTGGAAAATAAAATTATACAATTAGAAAGTGATATTAAAAAAATAGCAACAGATATAGGTGAGATTAAGGGTTATTTAAAAAGACTAAATAAAGCATGAAACTAAGTAACAGTTTTACGTTAGCCGAGATGTTAAAAAGTAATACAGCACTAAGGTTAAATATTGTCGAACAATTTAATCCTAATAAATTAGTTATTGATAATCTTACTAGGCTATGTAAAGAGGTTTTACAGCCTATTAGAGATGCTTTAGAAATGCCCGTAAGAGTGACTAGTGGTTATAGGTGCAAAAAGTTAAATAAGGCTATTGGAGGCAGTAACAGAAGCCAACATATTACTGGTGAAGCTGCTGATATTGAGTTATGGATAAGAGGAGAAGAAAAAAATGCAATATTATTAGATAAAATTATGCAGTTATACTATCAAGGTAAATTTAATTTTGATCAGTTAATAATTGAATATCCTGATATTAGTGGTATTCCAAAATGGGTGCATATTAGTTATAGCGACAAAAACAGAAATCAGATATTAATTGCAGAAAGAATAAATAATAAAACTGTGTATAAAAAATCAAGATTATGAAAAAATTATTAGGCATAGCGAAAAATTTTTTTCTTAAAGATGAAACTGTAAAAACTGCTGCTGGAACTATTGAAAAGATTGGAAAAATAAGAGTTGACAAAAAGAAAATAGCACTTGTTGTAACTGTTATTTTAGCTATCTTAGCTTTATGCGGTGTGATAACTGAGGAAACATTTATTGACCTATTCAAAGATATTAATTAAGTTTTTCCAGCCCTTTCTGGGCATTGTTTGTTTGGGGGGGAGTTGTTAACCCCTCTTTTTTTTGCTCTAAAAAAATATTTACTTTTTTGCTTTGTATATTAATTTTTTATTATATTTGTAGTATAACAAACAAACAAACAAACAAACATCATGGAAAAAGTTCAACATACTCTTAAACTTATTAAAACAGCAGATCATACTATTTTTAATGTAGAATACATAAAAAAAGATGGTACATTACGCAAAATGCCTAGTGCTAGATTGTACGTAAAGAAAGACACCAATGGTAAAGGCATGAAATACAATGCAATACAAAAAGGTTTGCTTCCAGTGTGGGATATGAGAAAAAACGGTTGGAGAACTGTTAATCTTGATACAGTAACTAAGCTAAAAGTCAAAAAAAAGCAGCTTATTTAGGATTTATTTTTTGATAAAAAACAATAAAACATAACAGAAATGGAAAATCAAAAATCAGTAAGATACGAGCAAAGGGTAACTATTAAAACATCAGAAATTATAGCAACAGATATTGTTATTATAAACGATTTTAGAGAATTTTCAGAGTCAAAGGCCTACAAATATAATGGTATCTGGTGTTTTGATTACTTAAAAGAGCCATTTGGTAATGACATAAGAAGGTATGAGCTAACACATGATGACGTAAATATTGATGTTATAAGACAATTTTAATTAGTAAAATTTTTTTTTAAATAAAACAAATAATTATGAAAAATAAAAAATACCACAGAGAGCATTTAGAAAACTTAGCATATAAAAATGCTGAGTTATATAATGAGTATTTAGCACAGTTAGAAGAGCAAAAAGAAATAGATCATTGTAAAGAAATATTAACAGCTTATTTAGGTATAGATGATTTTAACAAACTGTCAAATAATAATTTAAAAATGGTAGTAGGAGCTATGCAAGAATATGCCTTTATGTGCAAAAAAAAATAATAAAGTTGATAATTTTTTGATTATGAAGCCCATATTGTTGGGCTTTTTTGCTTTTTGTATTAAAAAATTATTATATTTGTATATAACTATTACTTTAAAAAACAAACAATTATGCATACTCAAGGAACAATAACAAGAGAATATAAAGGAAAAGAAATAACAGTTAACCTTAATACTAACGAGGATGGTTCAGGTCAATTTTACAAATATGTAAATAACCAACTTATTTATGAGTTAGAATTTAGATATTACCTAGAAGATATAAATGTTAATTTATTAGGTGCAGTTGACGATTTTAATTGCATGCTTTCCGAATTATACTATTATGATGCTGAAGGTAATGAAATCGAAAACATACCCAATAACATTATTTACGAATTACAAGATTTTTTGCATGATACTCTTGATGGTTGGGTAGAAGTACCAGAGGATGATCATGCTGAATGGATTTAAATTACACACAAATGACACAAGTAAATTTAGGTGAGTTTTTACATAGAAATGCCGAAAAGAGCAATAAAGAACTTGCAAAGGACATCAGAGCCGCTAAGAAGTTAAGCAATAAACATGATAATATAATATTGTATCAGGAAAAGAAAAGCTTAGATGCGACAGTAGATAAATTAGCAAAGAGTTTAAAAAGTTTTAATAACAATGCACAGTTAATAATTTTAATAAACGATAAACAATGGATTCAGGAATAGAAAGAGCCTTAAAAACCGTAGACATAAAAGGTAAGGCTTACGTGACAGTAAACGAGCGAATAAAGTACTTTAGAGAGCATTTTACAGGCTATAAGCTAATAAGTGAGATAGTATACCATAATGAGGTTAAATTTGTTGAATGGCATGAATATAATGCAGAAGGTAAAAAGATTAACAAGTCTGCATGGACTAAAGGAGAAATTTGTTTCAAGGCTTCTATATTTAATGAAAAAGATGAAGCAGTAGCTACTGGATATGCAATGGAAAAAGCTGATAGTAGTTATATAAACAAAACTAGTTACATTGAAAATTGCGAAACTAGTGCGTGGGGTAGAGCTTTAGCCAATTTTGCTATTGGTGTTGATAGCTCTGTTGCAAGTGCTGATGAGGTTGCTAATGCTATTAAAAATCAGAAATAATGGGATATGATAATACTACCGACAATGCTACTGATTGGCAAATATCACTAATAGAGAGCTTAATACCTTTGTCATACATACCGCAAGAAGAGAAAGATTATGTAGAGCGAATGATTTTTGATACTGAGTTAAAGTATGAAGAGGCTGATACTATTATAACATATTTAAAGGCTAACAGTACTGGCAGCCTAGAAGATGAGTTTAACAGAAAAATAAACAATACAGATTAAAAAAAATTGTGAATACAAAAGAAATAGATGAGTTAATTGGAGGAGTACAGAAGGTTATAAACTGGTACTCCTCATCTGATTTTGGGCATATTAATATTGATTACTTAATTAAAGCCAAGCGCAAACTAGTGGGATATTCATTTAGATTTAGTGAGGTTGTAGGTTATGCATTGGATGAATACAATGTTACCTATGCTAGTAGAAAAAATGAGCTAGCTAATAACAAATTAAAGTATATTGAAGCTGGTGATGCTGCTGGAAAAGCTGAACTAAAAGCAGAACTAAAAAACTACCAGCTAAGATTAGCAGAAGGTGAAAATGAAGCTCTTTATAGGAAGGTTAAAAGCTACTTTGATACTATGAGAGATGCGATTACTAGTATTACACAAGATATTAGTATATTGCGCAAAGAGTATGAAGATTCAAAAGTACATGATAACGGGTAATTGTCCTTCAAAAAGCAATTGTTATAAAGTAGTTAGATTAGGTAACAAATGCGGATTAGGCAAACAAAAACAGTTAGAACAATATGAGAACTCTTTTATGCTCCAGATGTTACAATACAAATATGATCTAATAGATACAGAATTTAAACTTATTATTGATGTATATTATAATTCCAGAAGACCTGATTTAGATAATGCATTAAAAGTAATATTAGACTGCTTACAAAAAGCTAGAACTATTAAAAATGATAATAAATGTATTGAAATAGTTGCAAAAAAACATCTTGATAAATTTAATCCTAGGATTGAATTTAGTATATTACCAACAAGTATTTGATTTTTTTTTTTAGGGTTAAGGAGGTAAAATTTTTTTTGCCTCTTTTTTTTGTTGATTATTATTGTAATAAAAATTTATTATTATATTTGATAAAACAAACTTTTAGACAAACATTATGGAAAAAAAACAAATTGAAATTTATTGCGAAGCAATGCACAAATTTTATTTAGATAGTGCAAATTGCTATCTCAAAGATCACGAAAATTATAAAAACTCAAGTGAGTCATCATTAGCAAAACATTGTTTAGATAAAGCAAAAGAAAAAACAGCTAAAGCTCAGGCAATTATGAAAGTTTTAGAATTTATTAACTGTTAATTATTACTTTATTATTTGTTATAAAATTAAAAATTTATTAATATGAATGACTTAAATAATTTTCAAAATCACTTAATAGAATTTGCTAAAAATATTGATACTTTTGAGTGCTCTCTTAACAGTATTAAAAGTAAACAAGAAAACATAAAACTTTTGGTTTGGCAAACAAAAAATAAGCTAAGTAATTTCCTAAATGAGATTGCTCAAGACCTTGAAAATGTAAAAAATTTAGAAGAAAACATATTATGATATACAGTGAAAATGACCTATATAAAGCCTTTGTATTATTCCAAGAAGGCTTTACTTTTTATGATGTCACAAATTATTTTAAGCGTAATAACGTCACTCTTTATGATAAGCAAAAAATAGAATTAATTGTGGATGCTACTTTATGTCATTATCAGATAACTGAAAATGAATTTTCAGGAAAAAGTAGATTACGAAATTATGTTAATGCAAGGGGAGCTTATTATTATCTTGCAAGAAATCTCACAAAAACATCATGTAAAGCTATTGGTAAAAGAGTTAATAGAGATCATGCAACAGTATTAAATGGCTATAATTTAGTAATAAATTTAATGGAATTTAAAAAGGATAGTATAAAAGATGATATAGATGAAATAAAAAAAATTTATCATCAATATATTAATACTAGAAATCAAGAAAACAAAATTTTGATTGAGAAAATATGCAATGCAATTTAACTTTTTTAAAGCTGGTGCTATTTGTATATTTTAATTCAAGTATTAGCGATAATAATTACATTCGTGATATTTATTGTTACTTAGCACATGAATACTTTAAAATTAATCAACATAACATTTCTAAATTTTTAGGCTGTAACAAAAGCAAAGTAAAATTTTATAAAGGTAACATTACCAGCTTGTTAAGGGCTAATGATAAAGTATTACTTAATGATTTACTTGAAATAAAAAAACTACTAAATAATGGCAAAAGATAAAAAGAGTTTTATACTCTATTGCGATTACATACATACCTTTTCAGAATTACCTGATGAATTTGCTGGTAAATTAATAAAACACATTTTTGAATATGTTAATGATAAAAATCCTCAGTCAGATGACTGGATTTTAAAGTCTGCTTTTAATCCTATAAAACAGCAATTGAAAAGAGATTTAAAGAAATATGAGAAGATACAGGAACGCAATAGAGCTAATGGTTCTTTAGGTGGACGTCCAAAAAAAACCCAAAAAAACCTAAAAAACCCAGTCGGTTATTTTGGTAACCCAGAAAACCCAGAAAAACCTGATACTGTTACTGTTAATGATAATGATATATATATAATTAATAAAAAGATAAATTCGATTTTACAAAGGTTTTCTGAAACAAGTTATCAACAAAATGAAATAATTTATAAAACAAACAAAGATGAGCTTACAAAACACTTAAAAAGATTTTTAGAAATAAAAAAAGATTCTGAAGACTTTTTTAATAAACCTTATGGAAATGTTATATCTTGGTTCTGGAATTGGTGTAACTCAACCAGCAAGCCAAAAGAAACAAACAATAATAACACAGCAGCCCCTTGGATAGAGGGCTATAAATAATGAAAAACAATCTTACTAAAGCTTTTCATGAAATTGAAGGCTTAAATCAAATCAGGTTAAATAATTTAGAACAGGGATTAGGCATAGGAGTACAAGCCTTTGATAATCATATTAAGTGGAAGCAAGGGCAATTTAATATGGTTAATGGGCATGATAACGTTGGGAAAACAGATGTACTACTTTGGTACTTTGTGTGTATGTCTAAGCTACATGGTAAAAAACATCTTATTTACTCTTCAGAAAATACTGTCAGATCACAAGTATTTAAAATTTTTAACTTTTGGACGGGCAAAAGACTAGACAAAGATTATTTTTTAGATGACAAGGGTTTTCAACACACTTTAAATGAAATATCTGATTATTTTGAATTTATACCAAATACAAAAAGATATACTGCTTATGATATTCTAAATATAGCCAGTAAAAATCATCATGACGGGCTTCTAATTGACCCTTTTAACTCGTTAATGGTAGAAACCAGTAATAAACATCAAGAGGATTATGATATTTGTGCTAACCTTAGAATATTTGGAGAGTCAAACAATACAACAGTTTTTGTAAATGCTCATTTAGTTACTCAAGCAGCAAGAAACAGATACCCAAAAGACCATGTTTACGAGGGTCATCTAGCTTCTCCAGAAAAGGCCGATACAGAAGGCGGCCAGAAGTTTGCCAATCGTTCCGATGATTTTTGGACTATTCACAGAATGACACAGCATCCAGAAAGATGGAATATAGGGGAGCTTCACGTTAGAAAAGTTAAAGAAACTATAACAGGAGGTTGTGTAACTCCAAGAGATAAACCATTAGAGTTGAGGTGGTATAATCACTGTGCATATTTTATTAACAATCAAAATCCTTTACAACATACCTACGAAAAACCGACAGAGCAATTGGATTTGTACAAAAGTCAAGAGCATGAAAATATGACTAAAATGAGCTACGGAAATGATGAAATTAATAATAACATACCATTTTAAAACTAAAAACTATGCTAAGTGAAAAGCCAGAAATCAATTTATTGCCTATTTACGTGATGTTTAAGGACGCCAAAAATATTTTTGGTAGTAGTGTATACCTTGAAGTAAAACAAGCCCTAGAAACGTCTGATATTGCTTTAAGAAGAATTTATAAAAATTTTGAAGACAAAAAAATGACCGATAACCCAGTAGCATTATTAACAGAATCAGCTATATTTTCAATATCCGAATTAGAATTTTACGTAGATACTGTTGATGATGAGGTTGCAAAATTAAATAATCAAAATAAGCTATTACAAGAGGAAAATACAAAGCTTAGAGAACAAAATTATTCATTAAAATTGGAAAATAAATCACTTCAATTTTAATATTAAATTTTTATTATTATCATTGTAAAAACAAACAAACAAACAATTAATTATGACACAAAAAGAGAGGCTTCTCATTTATCTTGAGGAAGGCAATAAAATAAACCCTTTAAAAGCATGGCAAGAGCTAGGTATTTATAGACTAGCATCTAGAATATGTGATCTAAAAAAAGAAGGTAATGAGATTAAAGATGAATGGTTAGAAGTTCCTAATCGTTTCGGTGAATTTGTACGAGTAAAACAATATTATTTATAAGCTATGGATTATCAAGAGTTTTTAAAAACAAAAGAGAAAAGACACACTAAAAGTGGTTTTTGTATTAATGAAAGTAATTTAAATAACAATTTGTTTGATTTTCAAAAACATATTGTTATTAGAGCATTAGAAAATGGAAGGTTTGCAATATTTGCTGATTGCGGTTTAGGTAAAACATTAATGCAGTTAAGTTGGGCTGAAGAAGTTTACAAAAAAACAAATAAAAAAGTTTTAATACTTGCACCATTAGCTGTCAAAGGTCAAACAAAACTAGAGGCAACTAAATTTAATATAAACTTAGATAGTTTTGATATTTGGAATTATGAGCAATTAGACAATATTAACGTTTCAATTTATTCTGGTGTAGTATTAGACGAATCAAGCATATTAAAAAACTTTACAGGAAAATATAAAAAGTTAATAATCAATAAGTTTAATAAAACAGCTTATAAATTAGCATGTACAGCGACGCCTTCCCCAAATGATTTAAATGAAATAGGCAATCACAGTGAGTTTTTAAATGTTTTAGATGCTCAAGATATGAGAGCTAAGTGGTTTGTAAGAGATGAGGGTATGAATAACTATCGCTTAAAAGGTCATGCAAAAAAAGATTTCTACGGTTGGATTAGCTCATGGGCAGTTATGTTGACTAATCCTAAAGATTTAGGTTTTAATGGAAGTAAATATGTTTTACCAAAAATTAATTACTTTGAAAAAACTATAAAAACAAAAGTAAGAAATAACGGAAGGTTATTTAATGAAGGTAATACTAATGCAACATCATTTAATAAAGAATTGAAATTGACATTAATTGAAAGATTAGAAGAAGTAGCTAGGATAGTTAATAATTCAAAAAGTCAATTTATTGTTTGGGTTAATCAAAATGAAGAAGAGAAAAGAATAAAACAATTAATACCTGATGCAGTTTCTGTTAACGGTGCAGATAAGAGTGAAATTAAAGAATCTAGACTACTAGGTTTTGCAAATAATAAATTTAGAGTTTTAGTGACAAAAAAGAAAATAGCTCAATTTGGAATGAATTTTCAAAATTGCTACAATCAAGTATTTGCAAGTTTAGATTTTAGTTTTGAAGGGCTTTATCAAGCAGTAAGAAGGTCTTATAGATTTGGTCAAAAAAATAATGTAAATATTTATTTAATAACAACAGATACTATGGAAAATGTGATAAAAATAATTAATAAAAAACAAAAACAATTTGAAGAAATGCAAAACGAAATGAATAAATACATTAACGGTGAATCATTTGGACTCTTAAACTCTTATACTTTTAAAGAAGAAAAAAATAATGATTACTGGCTAATGAAAGGTGACTCATGTCTGGAAATAAATAGAATAGCATCTAATTCAGTAGATTTAATTATTTTTAGCCCTCCTTTTAGCTCGTTATTTACTTATTCAAACTACATACATGACATGGGTAATAATGATAGTCACGATGATTTTTTTAAACAATATCAATTTCTATTAAAAGATTTATACCGAATATTGAAACCTGGAAGATTAATGTGCTGTCATACAAAAGACTTAGCTGTTTATAAAAATTCTAGTGGTTATACTGGACTATATGATTTTACAGGGGCACATCATAAATCGGTCGAGGATGTGGGTTTTAAGTATCATTCAAAAATTAACATATGGACTGACCCAGTTTTAGAAATGCAAAGAACTAAAACACAAAGACTACTTTATAAGCAATTAAGAAAAGACTCAAGTTATACTGGAGTGGGACTTCCTGAATATGTTACAGTTTTTCGTAAGTGGGCTGGAAATGAAGAAGATTGGAATCCAATAAACAATAAAAATCACAGCAATTTTCCTTTAGACACTTGGCAATCTTGGGCAAGTCCTGTTTGGAATGTTGAAAAATCAGATATAAAACACTTAGAAGAGATTGAAAAACTTTACAAAGTACAATCTTGGATGGATGTTAAAAGAACTGACGTTCTAAACAATAAACAAGGAACTGACTTAGGTGATGAAAAGCATATTGCACCACTGCAACTTTCTGTAATAAAAAGATGCGTACAAATGTGGTCTAATCCACATGAAACTGTTTTTACTCCATTTTTAGGCATTGGAAGTGAAATATATGAATCAGTAAAGTTAGATAGATATGGAATTGGAATAGAATTAAAAGATAAGTATTTTGAAACTGCTATAAAAAATGTAAATAAAGCAATACATTCAAAAAATCAACTAACATTATTCTAATGCAAGATATAATTAATACCAATTACCAGAGCATAGTAGATAGGGGTTTTATTACTCCTACTACTACTCTTTTTCAGTTTTTAGATAAACTTGAAGAAGAAGTAGAAGAGCTAACAAATGAGGCTCTAAAACCTAAACAATATAGCAATTTACCAGAAGAATTAGCTGATGTTATTCTCGTATGTCTAAATATGGCTAAACATTATAATATTGATATTGAAGATGAATTAAAAAATAAGATCAAAATAAACCAACTAAGAGCACAAATATCTAAATGAATATTATTTTAATGAAAGCTTTTATAGCACTAATATCTTTGACAATAGTTATAATTACAACGTTAAATACTTATAAAAAGTAATTTTATAATTTTGTAAATTATGGATGTTATTAGCCCTCAAGAGTTAGCACAAGTAAGAAAGCTAGGCTATGAAGATAATATTACTTATTGTAAAGTTTTTAACTGGTTTAGAATCAAATGGGGTTATACATCTTGGATAGAAAAATCTGGTAAAGAGTATAACTATAAAATTTATGCAAAAGGTACCTACCACAAACCAATTTATACTGAATGTAATTCATCTTACTGTAAAAATTACGAAGATGCACAAAGTAAATTACTAAATGAATTAATACTTATAGTTGATGAAATTGAAAAGTGAATGCTCTTACTGGTGCTAGGTTTAGTCTGACCATTACTGTTAATTTGCTGTTAATTAGGTCTATACGTTATGACCTAAAGCAATTGCTAATTCAGGAAAATCATCACGCATTTAGCCTAAAATACTAAATTGTATTTGATAAAAATAATTTTATTTTATTATATTGTAAGCATGATTGAAATTGGTAACTTATTTGTAAAAGATAAATTTCAATATAAGGATTTTACATATCAAATAATTGAGATTAATACAGTTTTTGTAATTTGTAAGCGTATACCAGATAACGGTATAACAAGATATTTCTTAAAAAGTATTTTAGTTAATCCTAAAGTAAAAGTTAAGTTTTGGGTTAAAAATCCTGATTATGACATAACAGATAGATGGCAAGACCAAGTAAAATAGATAGATTTATTGAGGTTGCTAAAGATGTACTTTTTAGAGATGGGTTAATGCTGTTAACTGATGAGGAATTAGTATATGAGGTTAATAAAAGGTTAAAAGAAAAAGATAAAATTAGTTACAGGACATTTGCTATATGGAAAAGCAATAATGAAAATCACAAAATAATTAAGCATTATGTCAAGTAAAATGGGTAGACCTCCAAAAATAAAAACATTTATAAGCGTAGCAGAGGATGTACTTTTTAGAGATGGTTTAATGCTATTGACTGATGAAGAATTGGTGTTTTTAATTAATGAAGAATTAGAACAAAAAGATAAAGTTTCTGATAGGACGTTTGCTAGATGGAAGGCTAAAAAATTCAACGAAAATGATGACATAGGTAAGACTTTTGTCATGTTAATAAAAAAAGCATTAATAATTCAAAAGGAAACTTTGTTTAAAAAGTTCTCTAATGATGATAGAGCATGGCAAAGATGGGCATGGATTATAGAGCGTAAATTTTCTGAATGGAATCTTAAAAACATTAATGAAAACAAAAACGATAATACTCATACAGGAGAAATAAAAATAAACTACAACCTACCTAATGGAGATTAACATTAATCCGTCCAAAAAACAGCATGAAGCATACAATAAACTAAATGATAGCATTACTAAAGAAACTCTTTACGGTGGTGCTGCTGGTGGTGGTAAATCATGGTTAGGCTGTGAATGGTTATTAGTAAATTGTTTACGCTATCCAAAAACTAAATGGTTTATAGGTAGAGAAGAGTTAAAAAGGCTAAGAGCTTCTACATATCAAACGCTATTAAAGGTTAGACAACATCACAATTTACCTCATGACTTCTGGAGGTATCAAGGGCAAGATAACTTTATTAAATTATCTAATGGCTCAAGAATAGATTTACTTGATTTACAATACAAGCCCTCAGACCCAATGTATGAGCGTTTTGGTTCATTAGAATATACGGGAGGATGGATTGAAGAGGGAGGAGAAATAAACTTTGGTGCTTATGATGTACTAAGAACCAGAATAGGTAGATGGTACAATACAGAATACAATATACTACCTAAGCTATTAATTACTTGTAATCCAAAAAGAAACTGGATTTATGAGGAGTTTATACAGCCATACAGAGCAAATAAGCTCCCCAGTACTCAGGCATTTATAGAGGCTTATGTAACTGATAACCCTTATATTGATAAAGAGTATATTATTAACCTTAAATCTATTAAAGACCAGTCTAAAAAAGAAAGGCTTTTATTAGGTAACTGGGATTATGACAATGACCCTAACAGAATCTACTCAGATGATGGTTTAGATAATCTTTTAACTAATGAATTTATACAGCCTGAAGGAAAAGCTTTTATTACTTGTGATGTTGCTAGGTTTGGAGCTGATAAGACTGTAATAATGGTTTGGCAAGGGTTTGTTATATCTGATATTCATATAATAGATAAATCTGGTATTGATGAGGTTGTATTAACCATAAGACAAATGGCAAATAAGTATAATGTTGCTAGAAGTAATATAGTTTTAGATCAGGATGGTGTAGGTGGTGGTGC